AAAAGTACCCTCTTGCCGACGAGAATTCTGTATGGGATGCAGGGGCTGAAGTGCGAAAAGCAGAAGTCGCCGATTTGAAGCTGATGTGTACGTGGTTCGATTCAGAGAACTCCGAGAATAAGACGGCATACAAGCTTCCTCATCACAAACAGGCCGACAAGAACACTGTGTGGAAAGGAGTGTCGGCAGCGATGAATGCGCTTCTCGGTGGACGTGGGGGTGTTGATATCCCGGAGGGTGACCGAAAGGGCGTGTATAACCATCTTTCCAAGCACTATAAGGAGTTCGACAAAGAACCGCCTGAGTTTAAGGAAGCAGAAGTTGTGGAGACTCCTCCGGGGGGAGAAGCACCGAAAGACGTGACTATTGATGTAAATAAGGAAACGATCACAGAATCCGCTAACTATGATGTGACCATATACATCAACAAGACGGATTCTATCCTGGATGTAAAACAGAAATTCGAACAAGTCCGTACTCTTAAGGAGGAAGGACAGTCGGTTCATGTCGTCATGTACAAAGACGATTCAAAGATAACCAATATCGTCGGTATGACGGACGAACAGAAACAAGCGTTGCGTGATTTTTCTGACGAGTTGGACTACATCAAAGAGAGACTTGAGAATCTCCTGAAATTGGCTGATTCAAAAGGAACCAAAGCTGTTGACGAACCTGAGGAAGACGTTCAAATTGACTCGCCTGACGATAAGGAAAACGATGGCAGCGCATTGTACTCCCTGCTGAATAAAGCAACGGAACGAATGAAAAACAAAAAGTAAAAACCAATAACAAAGGAGAAAAACAGTGGACAAGATACAAGAACTGGAAGACAAGTTGGGGAAATTTCTCGACTCCTTCGAGGAAAGACTCAAGGAGGAAAGGAAGACCAACGTCGAACTCACCGATAAGAGAATCGATGAGTTGAAAGCTGAGGTAAAAACTCAGATGGACGACTACATGGAGGCAGTTCGCAAGAATAACGTCTCCATACCGGGAGTCGACGAAGAAAAAGAAGAGTTCAGCTTCGCCAAGGCCATTCACGGAATTATGAATAACGAATGGAAGGACGCAGGGTTTGAACTCAGGGTCATGAAGGAAGCGAGGGAAAAGGCTATCGACACCAACACAGGTGCACAGGGTGGATACCTGATCCCGGTCGAGTTGACGATTGACAAGATTATCAAACCGGCTATCGCCAACACCGTTCTGCGTGACCTGGGTGTGACGTACTGGGAAGGGCTGATGTCCGATGTCGATATTCCGGAAGCGAGTACACGTCCGTCTCTGACGTGGGTTGCCGATGGTGAAGCTCCGACGGCGCAGAACATCGGTTTCGCTCTGAAGCACCTTCGTCCGAAAACCGGAAGCATGCTGACGAACATCTCGAACAAACTGTTGAAACAACAGAACGTCGCGGAACAGGTCGTCAGAGATCTGATGATGGAAGGTGTGACCGTCGGTCTCGACAACATCGGCATAAATGGACTTGGAGGAAGCAAACAGCCTCTGGGTCTTCTGAACGTAACCGGGACCAACACCACAGACATTAGCAGTTCGAGACTGACTGTTGACGATGTCGCGGGGATGATCGAAGACATCGAGGAGCAGGACTTCCTGAAAACCGGCGGTGGCGGTTTGCTGACCCGTCCGAAGGTCAAAAGTGGTCTGAAGAGGGAAAGAGTCGCTCAGTACAGCGGTGACACCGGAGGCATGCCCCTGTTGAATCCGTTCATGAGTGACACTGTGCTGGAGCAAACTCTCGGTTTGAAAATCCGTTCAACCACAAACGTCGGGTTCAGTTCCGGAACGTTGACGAAAGCAATCGTCGGCGAATTCAAGGAGTTCCTGATTGGGGTATGGGGCGGAATGACGCTGAAGGCGTCGGACGTTGCCGGTACAGCATTCGCAACCAACCAGACGTGGCTTGCTATCTTCGTTGATGTTGATGCTCTTTGCCAGCGTCCTCTGGCTTTCGACATCGCTTCAAACGTCGAAACGAATTTCTAATCTAAGTAAAACCATCAACCACCAACCCTAAAAGAAAAGGAAAACACAATGAAAGGAAGACTCTTCGAATCACAGAAGATCGTACAGGCGTTCACTCCCAAAGACAGGAGCGCAGCCAACACTCTTTATAACGATGCCGCCATCGGAGATGCCGTGGGTATCGATTGTAAGGGTTTCGAGGATGCATTGATATCAATCATTCTCGGAGTTGTGGGCGCAACAACGATCGACTTCGCCGTCGGATTCGCCGATGTGAACGACGCTGAAGATTCGTCTTTTGCTCTTTTGTCGGGAGCTACCAAGCAGATCGTCAACGCCGACGATGGCAAAGTGTTCCTGATGGGAATCAGAACAAAGGACGTGGGTCGGTACATGTTTGTTAAGGCTGTACAGGCTGACGCGGTTTCCGTGGTGTACAATGTGGCCGTTGCTCTGGGTCAGGCTCAGAACGAACCTGTAACGCAGGAGCAGACTGTCGCGTTCACGCACGGCGCTGCTTAACCTTAACCATGGTGGCGGGGGAGGTTCTTAACTGCCGTTCCTCCCCCGTTTTCCATTTTTGGAGTTTTTATGAATTTGACGAGTTTTAACCGGTTGCGGTTCGTACTTGGCGGTAGTCAACCGTTAAGCGATAATATCGCCAACAAGAGTCGTTTCTTGACATGGATTCCGACGATATCCGCCAGGATAGAGGATTATCTTGACAGATCGTTAGAACTTGTAGCGCGTACTGAGTACGCCGACGCTTTACCGGAGACTCTCGAATACTGGATGAAAGCCACACCTATTATCTCTGTCGCGTCTGTTAAGTCTGATTCAGAGGGACTATTCGACGGATCAGAAACGTCAGAGGTGAACTGGCACATAGGCAAGGACCAGAAAAGCGTAGTTTTGCAAACGTCTGTAACACCGGCAATTCGTGGTCTTCAGTTTGTTTACACTGGCGGTTTGGCGACTCATGGTACACGGTCTATCTTCGAGCTGGAAAACGAGGGAGCTGCTCCATTTGTAGCGGGTAAGTATGTGGAGGGTCTATCGTCGGGAGCTGTCGGTTTAGTGACAGATAAAACTGGAACAGCCTTAACGATTGACGTATCGTTCGGAGTTTTTGAAGACGGCGAATCTATAAAGGGAAAAGTAGACTGGAATGGAGCTGATGTAGCCAACATGACGGCAGATATCGCAAGTGTGACTTCCCGCTCTCTGGCGGAATCGCATTCCGCAATCGTCGAAGCTTGTGAGCTTGAGATGCGCTATTATGATGATCACCGAAGCGACTATGAAAATTCAGGAACAACGAAAGGAACAACGACGAGACGAAGTCTGACGGAAAAATACGACCTTCTTCCGGAGGTGAAAGCATTGATCAAGTCTTACGTTAATTGGCATATATAAAGATGGCTGATAAACCGATATTACGACTCTCAGTTAAGGGGCAGGAGAAGTTCAATGCGCTGATGAAAAGGCGTAGTATTCGTTTTCTATACGAAGTAAAACAGGGGTGGTCTATCGCTGGACAACAAGTCGTCGGAAACGTTGTCAGAGACCAGTTAACAGGCAGAAAAGGTGATATCGGACTGAATCGTCGAACCGGTAACGCAGCCAGAGTTTTGAACACGATAACAGAAATTATCGATTTTGACGTTGTACAGACGTTCTTTTTGGTGGCTGATAACCCAGCAAAAAACTACCTCCCAATTCACGATGCAAGTAGAAAGAAAGCTGGTGGTGATTTCGGCCGAGGAATAATCAGAGCGAGAAACGCTCCATATCTCGTTTTTCGAACAGACGATGGTGCATGGCACACGAGGAAGAAAGTAAAAATGCCTCAGAGGGTCAACATACTGGCTCAAATTGAAAAAGACGGACGGCGATTAAGATTCGCTGCTATAAAACAAGCACTAAGGAGGGCTGAACGTGGCTGATCCCAGACAGTGGGCAATTATAGAAAAGATCGCAGAGATGGCGCGCGACATAACCACGACGAATGGCTATAACAACAGTGTACTCGAAGTGAACACGGAGGACGTGAGTTTTGAAAACCTGCGGGAGTTTCCGGCGATTAACGTGCTTATTGGGACAGAGACGTACCTTAACAACACATTAAGCGAAGCAGGTCGTCTAATGAAGACGATGAATGTAACGTTGGACTGTTATCTTCGTGGAAGCGAAGAAAGACAAAAGTTCGCCGCTAAGTTCGCCGCTGATCTGGAACTGCGGTTTTGTGACGACACGCCGGGAGCAAGTTCAGCCTACAACCTGGAGGGAGAAGCGCTTATCGTTCTTCCGGTAAGTTCTACACCTTTCAACATCGCCAACAATGAGGAACTTTATGGGTTTGAGTGGGTGATGCAGGTGAAATACCGTCAACAGAGAAAAGATCCAACAGTACAATACTAAGGAGGGAACATGGTGAAAGTAAAAGTGAAAGGAGACGCAATTCTGGTCTACAATGGTGTCAACTACTACGGTGGCCAGGAAGCGGAAGTTCCGGATACGATAGTGTCCGAAATCGTCGACAAAGCTACGCCAGTAGACATGCATAACGCTGTTCCTATAATTGACGAACCTAAGAAAACTAAGAAAGGCAAGAAGGATAACAAGAAAACTGATAACTGATAAAAATCAACAACCGTTAAAAAGGAGGAAGAGAGATGTTTCTTACACAAAGAGCCTTCATGGCAGCAAAACTGGAGTCGACGCCGTACACTCCATCACCACCGGCTTCTGTTGACTTCGACATAGAAGTTGAAAACTTAAGCTGGTCAGAGGAAATCGCCGAGTTTCAGCGGAAAGTCGCCGATAAGACTCTCGACTCGTATAATTCTGTAATGGGAAAGCAGAGTGGTACGGTGACTTTTATGGTTCCCATTAATCCTGGTTCAGGAGTGACTGTTCAGCCAGCGTGGTCCAAGTTTCTGCAGGCGTGTGGTTTCAAAGTCGTCGGTTGGGACAGTGGTGCAGAGGTTGACGTCGGATCAGCCGTTGCAGGAATCTCGTGGTATTTGAGTCAGTACTTTACGCACATTCCTATTACTATTGAGTGCGCAGAGATGAATCACGGAGCCAGCCCGTCACAACTCGTTACAACACTCGCCGGTTGCATGGGTAATGTCGAATTCATGATCGGTGACACTGGCGAACCTATACAGATGAACTTCGAATTCAAAGGTTCTCTGGAATCTATCGTCGACAGAGCATTTGGTAGCATACTTGTCAGAACCGGTGTGTCCACGGTACAGCCTCCTGCAGTTTTGGGAGCCACGGTGACAGTGGGGGGAACTGCTCAGTGCATGTCCAAGTTCTCTATAAACGTCGGAAACTCTGTGGACCTGTGGACCTGTGCAGCAGAAAGTACCGGTATAAGGGGAGCTTATATTGGTAGCCGGGAGACGATACTTACCCTCGATCCAATCGCCGAACTTTTGGCGACGGACCCTGTGTATACGCAGTGGCTTGCTGGTGTGACCGGTGCCGTTGTTATTTCACTTGCATCTACACCCGCATTGACGTTTAACGCGCCAGTGGCACAGTACAGCGCGAAAGCACGTGGTGAGAGGGACGAGGCTGTAACAGCGGAGAAGACGTTCCGTTTGCACAAATCATCTGGCGATGATTCACTTGAGCTTTTGCAGGGAGCGAAATCATAATCAACAGTAGTCAACAATAAAAAAGGAGTCAAAATGGAAGAAGAAAACAAAGAACTTACGCCGGAGCTGCGTGAAAAACTTAGGGGGTTTATGGCTTTCGGCGAGAACCCCGAATTTTGGTATGTTCCGAAAATATATCGGGAAAAGAACGACAAGGGCGAGTTCGTTATACCGAAGGATCTGTGGCCCACCTTCAAACTGAGGGGGAAGACGGGTATAGAAATTGCCGACGAAGAGGACAATGCAGGGTACTTGGACCCAGATACGCGGAAAGTACACCTGACGACTGGAAAACGTCGGCTCTCAGTTTTGGCGAAGAATATTCTCGATTGGAAGAACTTCCGTGACGAGGATGGAAACGCGGTAGCTTGTAAGCGCGTCGGCGGTGAGGTATACAAACTCGCTTTGAAACGTCTTCCCGCCGCGTTACAAACCGAACTTCACGAAGCCATTAACGAACAGACCAAGCTATCGGAGGACGAGTTACTGGGTTTAGAATTATAGCAGGTTTCCACTCTGGTGCATTGAACTCCGCTCCGTGTTCAAGATGCCAGACGGAAAAACAGATCGCTCGTGTTAGAGGATGCGACGGTCAACCTGCGCCGTCGCCAGTGGAAAGGGAGATTTATAATGGCAAGCTTATCGTGTATTGGAACTGTCCTTTGCACTTCGTTCCAACGAATGTCATCGATTGGTTTAGACGATACCGCCATTATAAGTCTTTCCCAAACGCAAGAATGCGTGGGATTGACGATTTGTCGACGAAGTTTATCCAGGCATGTGAAGCGTATGAGGGATTTTTCACAGAGTATAAAACGGCGATAGAAAACAGAAAGGGAAGGCAACATGGCGGCAGATGACCTGATATCGGCAGAAGCAAGGCTTATCGATAACGTATCGAAGGTGATGAATCGTATCGGTGCTAATGTTGTCACCCAGGCGAAGACTATGCGCGATAAATTCAATAACATCGGTAAGAGCATTACGTCGATTCGTACGCTGCTTATTGGGGCAGGAATGTTTCTTGCTTTTGATAAGACTGTTGGGGCAGCGGGAAGATTCGAGTCCCAGATGAGGGAGGTGGCGACTCTGTCCGAAGAAATGACGAAAAATATCGGACAGTTCAGTAAGTCTGTTCTTGATCTTTCTTCTAAATCAGGACAGGGACTTGACGTCTTAACCAAGGCGCTATACGATGCCACGTCTGCTGGTGTCGCTGCTGGTGATGCGATGGAGTTCCTAGAGGTATCAACTCGTCTTGCCATCGGCGGTGCTACGACTACAGCTACAGCCGTCGACGGTTTGACGACTATAATCAACGCTTTTAGTTTAGAGACTAGCCAAGCACTTGATGTCGCCGATGCTTTCTTTACTGCGATGAAGTTTGGTAAAACCACTGTTGCAGAACTGGCGGCGAACGTTGGTCCTCTCGCTCCTACGGCTAAGGCAGCGGGACTTCAATTTGACGAAATGCTTGGTGGTTTGTCCGCTCTGACAAAGGCTGGTTTCAATACTACTGACGCAGTAACGGCTTTACAGGGAGCGCTCGTCGGTCTTAACTCGTTCACACCGGAAGCAATAGAGCAGATGGAGAGTATGCATCTGGCGTGGAGGGTTACTGGAAAAGAGGGAGAGACTTTTATCGATATCATCAATAACGTGACAAAAGCTGGTGGTGGAACACTGGAGGGAGTAAAAGCGCTTATCCCGAATATCCGCGGTGTTAAGGGTGTCCTGGGTCTGGCAAACGAGGAAGGAAAAGCGTATAACGAAGTGATGAAGCTGATGGGTGATCGTACCGGCGAGACGGCGAAAGCATACGCCAAGATGACAGATACTTTCGAATTTAAGTCGGCGAGGGTGAAAGCCTCTTTCAACACAGCGTTTATAGAAGCCGGAAATCAGATTATGCCAATCATGCAGGAACTCGCCGACAACATACTGGAGAACATGGACGGCATCAAGAAAGTCGTGGTATTTGTCGGTGCTGCTGTGACGGATGTGTTCAGTGGTTGGATTATGATACTGAACACGTTAAACCTGGGATGGGCGAAGTTCATGTCGTGGATTGACAGCACCAATCTATCGTTATCAAAATATGCCGAGAAATTGCATCTGGTGAGTTGGGGTCAAGATCAGATGCTTGTTATGCACAAAAAGGCCGCCGATAGTTTGAAGAATCTATCACAGGCCCAAATTGATTATAACAAATCTGTCGAAAAAGGTTCCGCTATCGAGAGGTACATGACGGGGTTGGACGAAGCCGTATCCAAGGTAGCCACTTCGATGAAAGACATGACAGACAAAGAGAAATCTCTTATTGGTGCAACTAAGGAGCTTGGTGACACGGCTAAAAAAGTCGCCGAAGAGGACTTACCGAAACTACCGGAGGGATTTTTAACGGACGAGCAGGTTAAAGCAATCGTCATGAAAAATAAACAATTAAGAAGGGAGATGATAGACGACGCCAAAGCACTAAACGAGGAATTGCGAATCGAAGTAATGAATGATAGAGATGAGGAACTTGCAAGATTACAGGCGTGGTATGATGAACAGAAAGCTTTGCTAAAAGAAGCAAATCAGGACATGACAAATCTGGATCTTGCCAGACGTCAGAGAGAAGCAGCGATTAATAAGAAGTTCGATGATGCGGATAAAAAATCATCGGATGAGAAGATTAACAAAGACGATCAGAAAAGGAAAGCTTTGATATCGAACGCTGCACAAACGACGACAGCTCTTACAGACTCTGCACAAGCATTATCGAAAGCACTAGGAGCAGATGCCAGACAACAGAAGACTATGGCAATGACTATGGCTATAGTACATGGAGCTTTGGCAATTCAAAAAGCGCTGTCGAGTGCTCCTCCTCCTTGGAATTTTCTACAGGCTGCGGCGGTCGGTGTCGCCACAGCAGCGAATGTCGCAACTATCGCTCAACAGAAATTTGCTCAGGGGGGACTTATAACGAGACCAACGATGGCTCTTATGGGTGAGGCGGGGACTGAAGCCGTGTTAAATCCTGCTGCTACGGCGGCCTTCGGTGTTGGAAATGTAAACGCTTTGAACACTGGGCAGGGTATGAATCGAAACATAACAAACGAAATTACCTACAGTCCAACGATTCAATTTACCGGAGAACCGGGAATGGACATTCTGGGGTTGTTAAGGGAAGATAAGGAGGAATTTGCACGTTTCTTCAAAAAGGAGATCGTCGAGAGGGGGTTTTTGGGATGACAGAAGGCAGACAGTGTATGGACCATAGCGGTATCGTCGCAGACATAAATAACCTGAAAGACGATGCTAATGGTCTGATGAAAAGCTGTACAGCAGCACACAAAAGAATCGATGGGATGAAAAACTGGGTAATAGCTGGGATGACGTCTCTAGTTATACAACTCGTTTTAGCAATCGTCGGATTCGTTGTACTACTCGTAAAGATTAAACCAAGCGCCAATTGACGGGACACTGATGGAGATAAAAAAACATACGGCGAAAGAACAAGCGAGATTTATCGTCGACGCTATCGCCTACGTCATACGCAACTGGAAGTCGATTGTTGCTGTGTGGGGAACAATTGCTGCGCTGGTGGGTTTGCTTGGTACTTTCGCTATGAACAGGGTGCTGATACCGTCGGCAAAACCACTCGTTCGTCCAATTATACGGGAATACACAAACCACTACCAGGTGCAGATCGATTCGTTGTACAGGTTGATAGACTCGCTGCAAGAGAAAACCCGTAAACTAAAAGGCGATATCGATCTTTTTCATAGGGCAGACTGATGATTAAAAATCACTAACACAAACTAAGGAGACTTTTTATGGCTTTTGAAGTATACATACTGCCGGACTCTTCGACAGATCCGAAAATGCCTGTACATACTTTCGTGGCTATTATACATGAGTATATCGCCGGACAAAAAAGTAAAGTTGAATCACTTGCTGCAATTGAGGCTAGACTTGGTGTGGCATTAACAAATGACGAAAAGTCGGATTTACAGGCTTTGATGACTGCCATTGACGGCGAATCTACAACTTCCGACAAAAAAGCGCTGGCGGACACGTTGTATCGTGTCTTGATATTAGCTGAGGACGGTGTGTATTATACAACGAAAGCGTTATTAAAAGCGAGGCTTTCCTGGGTTTAGTATGTCGGTTTTAACAGCTACGAAGACTTTCAGTATTGGGACTGGCGCGGTAAGCTCTACTGTGCAGGTTACTGGCATTGGATTTCAGCCGAAAGCGCTTATATTTTTTTGGGGTGGACGTACTGAAGGCAGTGATACTGTAGGTAGAGCAGACGAAATGAGGGGAATTGGAATGACAATTTCCCCTACTTCAAGAAGAAGTATATGTTCACGCTCACAGGATAATGTAGGTACTTCATCCGCCGATAGTGGCACAAGGGATGATGCGTGTATTATTATGCAAAATTCTTCAGGTACTTTTGCCGGGAGGGCGGATTTGCAGAGTCTTGATAGTGATGGATTTACTCTTGTAATTGATGAACAATTTATAACTAATTTAAAAATTACTGTTCAGGCAATTGGCGGCGATGAAATTGAAGACGTATATATTGGAAATTTTACTGAACCAGCCTCTGCAGGGAATCAAGATATAACCGCTCCAGGTTTTACCCCCAGCGTCGTGTTCTCTTTTATGTCTCCGGGATTTTCATGGCAAAACGCAACCGGAGCTGACTCAAGGTACATGATTGGTGTCGCCGCAGGTGATACCCCTGAATGTGCTGTTATTGTCGGAGGAGCGAGAGACAATTTTGCTACGACCGATACAGTACATTATTGTTTGGATGGAGAATTTATTGCGTCAATGAATGGATCTTTTTCTGCAATTGATATGCGCGGGACCTTGACGGCGTGGCTTAAAAATGGTTTCAGAATTAATTACGCAGAAGTAACGGGTTCTCAATGGTATGATATACAATATTTGGCTATTAAGGGCGGCTCTCATGCCGTAAAATCGGGTTTGACACAAACAGATACGTCTACGCCGATTTCTTTTTCTTCCCTGAATTTTAAACCAGTTGGCGGGATGGTTTTTTCCACTTCTGATGCTGAAAGCAGTTCTGATTCTTTAGGCAGTAAGGATGAACTGATTATCGGAGCGTTCACAGGAACGGCGGATAATAATTGTCAAGCCGTACGTGACGGCGATAATGTATCGACTACAAATGTTACTACTGGTATCGAATACGATTCCGTATATGCTAATTTAGGCGGCGGCTCTTTAATTGGAACAATGGAAGTGAACGGCATTGGAGATCAATCCATTGATTTTATAATGTCCGATGCGGATGACGTTCAGGTATTTTTCTTTACTTGGCTGATCGGAGATAATCCGAGAAATCGTTCAATAGCAATACGTTCGAAAGGTACATATTATGATTCGGCTTTGAATAATCTTGTACAGAAGATTGATGAAAATCAAGTTGCGTATGATCCTAATTTTTGGGCTAACGTCCAGAATGGTGGAGGTGACATTATATTGAAAAATTCTTCAGGTAAAAGAGTAGCTATTGATTTAAGAAGATGCGACACTACTGGACATATCTTGAGATTATTTATTGTTGGAGATTTTTCTTCTTCCGGTGGGGATATTTTTATGATCGAATATGATGCCGATTATACGGCATCACAGCCTGCCGCTGCCTCGGCATATGGTGCGCAGAATACATATCTCGATTTATTTGAATATGCTTTTAATCTTGATGAAAATGGTAGTACATTTTATGATATGTCTTGGAATAATCGTAATGCTTCCGCAAATGGTACATTACCAAATCAAGTTGCTGGAAAAAATAATTATGCACAAGATTTTAATGGGTCCTCAGACTTTGCTAATTTAGGCGATGTAGTTGAAGGTCTTTCAGAATATACAAAAGCCGCATGGATTAATTTAGATTCTGATACTGAGGTATGGACCCAAATTGAATGTAAAGCGCTTTGTGATTCCTTTACAAGACATTATGCAAGTCCAAATAATAAATTACATGGGAATAATGGCGACGGGTCTGGCTGGGGTTCTGGACAGGATAGCTCTGGAAATTTATCCTTATCAATCTGGACGCACGTGGGTGTAGTTGGTTTATCTTCCGGGTATGTTCAATTGTATATTGATGGAAATTATGATACTCAAGGGGATACGGGCGATACAATGGCTTCCAATGCATTAAGAAGATTAATTGGTGCAGCGGACGATGGAGGAGGAGGAGAGACCCAGCATTTTGATGGTAGAATTGAAACTTTATGGTTGTTAAGTGACAATAAATCGGCAGCATGGTTTAAAGCAATTCGTGCTGGACAAAATAATACTCAAGATGTTTGGGAAGTTATTCAAGAAAAAATCACAAATCTAAAGGGTAATTTAAAAAGTAATCTTCTGGGAGGTTTTCAATAATGGATAAAATAAGATTTGGTACTACAGATTATTCAGTATTATTTGCACTAGCACAAGCTGGACTTACTGTTGCCAACTTTAAGATAACGTACACAAGATGGTTAACTTCTGATGGCACTTCGTTTACTAAAAGTACTGCGACTACTCTGACGGCGCTTGCTTCTATAACGACTGCCCATACGAACAACTATGGTATATATATGTCTGCTACTGTAGACGATGGGGGCAAATTTCTGTTTAGAGCTGATTTTCCGGATGCGGCTTTCGCAGCAGGAGCGCACAGAGTTATATGCAGTCTTTACGATGACGGCGATAACGAGGTGGCCCAGAGAATCTTTGATTTGACTGCAGATTTAAGTGAGTATCAAGGAGCAATTTGGTACGATGCGGCGGCTGCTGGGACAGGAACACAGCTCGGTGTTCATGGTCTTCCAAGAAATCCAGTGAATTCTATCACAAATGCAATAACACTCGCCAATTCGCTTGGAACCAAGAGAATAATGGTAAAAGGAAACGCAGCACTTTCTATCTCGACGGTCGATTTTACCTTTGAAAGTTGGGATGGAACGGGACAGATTACAGGTTCAGGGAGTGCTGATATAAGCAACGCCAAGTTGTATGATTTAACTGTTATTGGAAGTTTTACGATGGACGAAGATACAAGAATGTATCGTTGTGCCGTCGGAACAGGTGGTTCGTCAATAAGTGGGCTAAACGGTAGTTGTTATGGCTGCACGTTTGGCGATTCGACAGCTCTCGCTAACGGCGCTTATGTGAGAATTTTTGATGGCCAGAGTCACGAAATTTCAGGAAGCTCAGGTAATTGTGAAATATCTCTGGGCGGGTATGATTCAACTTTAAACGTGTACAGTTGGCACGGTTATTTATCAATTCAGGGGTTTACAAATGCTGGTGCTTGGGCAGATATCAATATGCGTGGGGGAAGATTAACTATTACGGGTACTGACGGTGATTATCGTTTGTTTGGGGAAGCAAGTTTAGTCGATAGTACTTCTGGATCTTGCTCAGTCGTCAACTACATGATTTCAGCCGATGTAACTGCCATAAAAACGAGAGTAGAGACTGGAGTTCCTAATGCGGCTCCTGGCGGTAATAACGGTGTACCAACGGTGGACGTAAATAACTACATAGCCGGTATCCAAGGAATGAAAAACGATTTTGACGATTTAAACGATATATCGGCTGCTGCTGTGAATGCGGAAATTGATCAAGCATTATTGGACTATGATTCCAGTAACGGAGTGGCGAAGGAGAGTTCCGTTTTGGCGATTAAAGCAGTAACAGACAATAACCATGGCGGAGTTATTGACTGTAATTTGCTGGAGATAAACGATAATTCTGTCGTCGGGAATTTGGCTACATTAACGTTAAAACATCTCAATATCGTCAACGCTGATGGACACGCCGTAGATATATCTGCATCTGGTTCTGGTCATGACGGGGTGAATATAACGAGTGCCGATGCCAGAGCAGTAGACTTACTTGGGAAAACCTTCGGTCTGAACGTTGAGTCTAACGCTGTTTCCGGCGGTCAAGCTTTGCGCATATATGGGGGGTCTGGATCGAACAGTATTGGTATTGTTGCGACTGGGACATTATACAGCGCATACTTTACATCAGACGCAACAGCTATCAGAATCGCCGGTCTGGGTACTGGTCATGGCATACATGTTACTGGTGGCGACGGGGGTGCAACAGGTGACGGAATCCTGTCGGAGAGCTTGGCTACAAATGGAAACGGATTCAAGATGATCGGTAAAGGATCGGGGAAGGACATCGATGCTGATGAAATTACTAACATTCTCGCTGATACTAATGAACTACAGACAGATTGGACCAACGGTGGACGTCTTGACCTGATTCTTGACGACATACTCCAGGATACTGGAACTACTCTACCGGCCAGCCTGTCGGCAATAGACGGAAAAATTGACACGATCGACACAAACGTAGATAGCATCGAATCTCTACTGATAACTGTTAACGGGAAGGTGGACACTGTTGACACGAATGTTGACACACTGTTATCGCGTCTCACTGCTACGAGAGCTGGCTATCTTGATGAATTGGACTTTGACTTACAATCAAATATCTCCGCCATAAAAACAAAAACGGATAATCTGCCTTCTCGTTTAAAAAAGAACACAGCGTATTCCAACTTTCACTTTGTGATGATTGACTCAGCAGACCACATTTCGCCGGAAAGCGGACTTACGGTAACGGCGACGAGATCTATAGACAATGGGGCATTCGGCGCTTGTGCTAACTCGCCGGTCGATGTTGGGAATGGCTTATACCGCATCGACTTAGACGCGTCAGATTTAAATGGCGATACGATAACTTTCCGTTTTACAGCTCCGGGTGCTGATGCTAGACTTCTGACGGTAGTGACGAATTTATGATTATAATCTGGGAAAGTGGACTTTTTACAAGCCCCTGGGCGTTCGGGGGTAGTGGTTTTGTATGGACAGATCTCAGTACTCCGATTCCCGACGTCGTTCCTCTCGGTGATTGTCAAGTCGAAATTCTTTACGCCATACCAATTTCAGCGAAATCAAATCTCGCTGTTTTTCGAAAAGACTCGATGGAATACAATTCAGTACAAAAAAGTGCTGTCAAGTGGAGACATGAGTGGTCCGTATTGCGATTTCGTATTCGTGACATACACATCGACGATTTTTATCAGTTCCATGTTACTCATAAGGGACTACTCGTCGAGCTTAACACTCCAGGGATACAGCCATTTATAAGGGCGTCGGAGTCTAACAACGTCATAGTTGCCGAATTTAAAGAACCGATACTGGATAAGCCGAAACACTTCACTATGTCAGTGACCTACATACGAGAGGAAATCCTGCCTTGAAATTTACAGCAGCAACCGGTATAGAAACAACGGAGTTCCAAGTCGTTATAGGCTATTCGTCAGCAGGAGACCCAAAAAAGGACACTGTTAAACTCCGTGCTTTTATTGATGGTGATTTTTCGGCTTTGGATTTTGGTGCTCGTCAGGAACGAGTCGCCGAGTTCACGATGATTAACATAGAGAAGTCGAAATTCGTAACCTTGGCGAACTACTTCATTGAGAATGCTGGGGAGAAAGTACCAATCCAGGTGCGTGATGGTGAGAACCTGTTCCCAGGTGTAACCGGTGGTGGTGTTGGAAATGACGAATATCTCGTCTACATACTGGAGCCAAAACAACTACAGGAGGAGGATTTCTCTGTCACGAGAGAGCTGTTCTCTATAAGGTTAAAAATCGCGCTTGCTTCTGCCGTTGGAGCAAGTGAAACGGTTCCAAACGTAAAGGGGTCTCAGAAAATCGACATACTCGTGAAAATTGATACCATACTTGCTGATTTTGTGGAAGACGATTCTCCAGGACCAACAGCAGAATACGTCGGACAACGATGGCTTGATATCACATCAGAACCTGGAACCCTGAAAAGGTGGAATGGGACGTCGTGGATTTCCCTCTACCAAGTAGCCCCTGACGATGTTGACGACCTTGGATTTTACCGTGGTTCATTTTATCTGTCGGCTTTCGCCGATCTGGATTTCAATTTGAATGATCCTCCGCTTGAAGAAACAACACGATCATGGAAGTCTGGGTTAATCACTTATAAAGGTGTTCGTCTTCCTGGCCAGTCCGTTGACATATCGGGAGGACCGACGTTTGCTCGGAGAGAGGGATTTGAGTTTTCTCTCGATAATGCCGATAAACTTTCACACACGGTTATTGTCGATAAGATTAACCTGTACGGTGCAAAATGTACTGTCTGGGTGTACAATAATGGGGTCGTCACCAAGATACGATCAGCCAGAAATAAGACAAACGATTTTAGTTATACGGACTACAAGTTCCGCGCAGAGCCTTTTATGCTCGATGACGAGGGAGATTTTCCATCAGACCTGATAAAATCGTCTCCAGGCGGGCGGTATGATTCCATCAAAGCGGACATGGAAGACACTCCAGTCGTCATGACGTACGGTCAGCACGAATTCGCTTTCCTTCAGAACATTTCCACTGATAGTGAGGACGTAAAAATAACTCGTACTACGTCGACCGGAAGCGTGGGCAACTATCCGACAGCTACAGGTAAACTACAATCATCAAAAACAGTTATCAAAATGAACGAGTCCGCCGACAGTGACGTTAATCAGTATGCAATTTCTCCAAAGGACTTGATGGCGATTAACGATAACGGATTTATCTATACGCTACGTGTAATTGGTGACACCAATACAGCGTCACAGAATAACGTCGGGAAAGTTAGAAGAGTAGTGGCTCCAATAACACTGTCCGCCGGTGAATACAGCATAACAATCGATGAAGAGCTTCCTGACGGTCCTCAGACTGGTCCTGACAGCATATTGACGTTTGCATTTAAGAAAGTTCGTTACCGTTTCCAAATTGAGGGCGGTGTTGATAATAAGGGAGAACCAAGCGAAGAAGTCCGTGCGTGTGGCGGATTTGGTAGCCTAGACCACAATGCAGAGGGCGAGTTGGTGTTTCTTGACAAGATCGACTTATTTCGCTTATCCGAATCTGAAAGAGACTTACTTGCATTACCCTCGACGGACTACAGCATTAATACTCCATCAAATAACATAATCACACTGAATCCAAGAGCAGCAACAGATCCGTCGACAATTGTTACGTATAAGGAAGTGAAAGACGAGGGTCGGCCTTTTTCGTTAAATACTCTAGACATTCTTGGTGACTATAATCCTGACTTTAATGCACACATGGACCCATCAATACCTGCTCCATCTGGGACTGAGGGAACGTTTACGCCAACTACTCCAATTAGTATGACGTATGCCGAAAAAGTCGCATTTATCATCAGTAAAGAGAACCATTTTGCGTGGCACCGTAATATTGATGACAGTATACCAGACGTTACTAGTGCTAATTTAGCTTACAAAAACTCAGCAGAAAGATTCGTCCATGCTACGTTTGCAATAAGAAACGGCGTGTATAAGCCAACTCTCGGAACGAACGGTATGTTAGTAGGGTTGGCGCTTAAAGTTGAACATACGTCGGACGAATGGAAGTATATCAATAGTGAGAATGTCCGTCTTGCTTTAAACATAGATATACAGAGTAAGTATCTCCATCAAGAGGTGAATGAACCAATTACGTCTAGCATACTGGCGTATAGAAGACAAGCTCCTGCTGGGTTCACCCTGCTCATGCGTTGTAAACTGTACGGAACTAATCAATACGTTACCAAAGCGGACTGGTCAAAGAACTTTAAAGTCAATCAGCTAGATTGTGCAATTGGTAATATACCGCTGAACGAGGGAGACGTCGGAAGTTTAGGGCTTGTGACGATTGATAACCGACCAAACACTGTTGACGGGTTCAGGGAGGAGGAAAACACTATCGTCGAGGGCTATGATTACCAGGTTACTTTCATAGGAACAGACACAGATATAAAAGCAGGTAGTATTTTTCAGGTT